GTGGTCGTGACTGGGAATTTGTGCAGCTGTTAGAGCTACCTCTTTTAATCCTCCAGTCTTACCGATAGTATTATAATCAGGTTCATTAGGATCGTAACCAACTAAGAAAAACTTTCGTAAGTCAGGGATAACAACCCCATTGACTGGAACTCCATTATTTCCGTTACAAAGTCTATAGTCAGGTGATATGTCAGAAGCTAATCCAACATACAATTCTACTGCATTGTGATGACCATTGTAGAACTGTTGTGTTGGTACCGGATTTTCTGGTTGTGCCTTTACTCCTGTATCAGTAGTTCCGATGAACCAATTGCCATTCGAACCAATACTAGGAGTTATTCCAGGTTGGCCGTAAAGAGATTCGATCCATTCCGACTCAGATTTAATCGGAACGTCAGTCGTTATGTCAGTGTATATTTCATAGGCTGATTTACCCTGATTAGTAGAACTGCTAACTAATGCAATAAAATCGCTATAAGTAACATATTTAGGAAGCCCGGAGAGAACATCACCAACCATAATTCGGTCAGTTCCCACCATCTCCGTTTTCCGTTCCATTCCATCCCAAAATCTCATCGTTTAATCTCCTATGGCTTTAAATTTACATTTTGGTTTAAAATTCCTTTGTTCTCTTTTTTCTTTTCCGAAATTCAAAAAGTCAATACATTGCTTTAAGTACTCAAGCCCTATTTTTTCGGCATCGTTAGCGATTATGATTATTGTTTTGTAATCGACCGGCTCACTGAATTGGCCTTGCTTTTGAACCATTCCGAAAGCTGTAGCATTCACATTTTGATTACGAACGAAGCGAGAATAAACAAGATAACCCATAGCCTTTTTTAAGCCCTCGCAATGCCTATTGTCTTCATCATAGAAGCAACCATTTAAAAGGTTAGTGATTGCCTCTGTCAACACTACTGGATTTGGATCCTTGATGCTTTCAGAGATAGCAGTCTCAATTACTTTGAACTGCTTAGCTCCTAATTTTGGAATGAGAAAAAGATTTTCGCACTCCTCGATATAAGGAATCAATCTTTTTTCATCGTTCACATTTTCAGCTATTGGCCGAACGGATCTAATGTCTTGCGGTGTGATTATCATACTACTGGAATTATTGAATTTAAGTCATCATCTGAAAGAGAGAATAGAGTTTTTAAAAGCCCTTTCTTTTGATCATTTGTCATGATTGGATCTGAAACTATAGATACCATTGCCGTTACTCCTCCAACACCTATCTTATCAGCTAGCAATGATTGATTGTTAGAGTCGTCAAGTTCGCTATATCCTATCAATCCTCTTTTTTCGTTAGCCGTTAGCGTGCTTAAGACTTCTAGAGGTATCTCACTAAGCCTTGTTGTTTTAATGTCATAACTGAGTGGTGTTATTGAGTAATTACCGCTAGTAGGCTCAAACCAATGTTGGAAAATAGTTGCGAATACTCTCTCTACTGCCAGCCTTTCATTTTCAATTACAGAATTGTAGTAATCATATGCGTTTTTCATTAAATCAGCTCCAAAATTGGCTCCTACATTCTCTGCTCTCAATATTGGTGGTTGATTAAATGACTTACCAATATTAGACTGAGAGCTTGCAAGGGTTACATTAAACTCTTTATCGTAATTAGTACCTTTGAAAGAAGTAAATACCGGCGCTGTCTCTCCTGTTCCGATTGTCACATGCATAATCTTGCATGCAGATTCATCTCCCTGGAATGATTTAAGAGCTACCTCTGTAGCCGTTTTCTCATCCTCTCTACTTTCTCCGCTTGACAATCTTCTTTCGTCCTCTGATTCGATATCCCCTGGTTCTATGTTAGCTGCACTTTCATTATCATCGACTGTTTCAATCAGCATACCGGCTGCCATAAAATTATTACGAGCATTGCGATTTGATACGTTAGAGATCCCCTCTTCTGTATTCATATCTGTCAGAACTGCATCATAAATTGGTAGAGGGTAAACCCTTTCTCCCTCATTTGAGAAATAAAGAATTTGTCCTTTATAGTTAGCCCATCCTTTAGATTCATCCACTTGTGCTTTTATTTCTTCCGGATCCGGATTAAAAAAGTCGATAAACTTAATATCGTCCTTTTTCCACTTGCGCAAATTTAAAAACCGTCTCCCCCAATCAGGGTGTATGGCTAGCTTGTCGAAATAACCTGAATCTGGATCAAGTGCTTTAAATCGTAATTGTTCAAATGGGATGTGTTGAAGTTCGCATATTTGAAAGTTTGCATTATAATTTACATGAATAGCGAACCCTCCAAACTCTGCAAAATCTTTTGATATCTGATCAGAGATATAGTCATTTGTATGGCCAAATCGATTTACTATTTTTTTGTACAGATCAACATCCTCGAAGCCTTTCCCACTGATGAATTTTGCATATACACCAACGCAAGCCTTACCGGTTCCTGACGCGTTGACTATTTCCATAACCTGTTGAGGGTAGTCGTTTGAGTCTCCGTAAGATTGAACCCCTAGTCCTTTATCGTTCCTGAGTGCAAATCTGTTATCTCTCTTAAGTGTAGTTGCTTTCATGGTAAAAATTTAGAGCCTAATGAGGGACTCGAACCCCCGACCTATTCATTACAAATGAACCGCTCTACCAACTGAGCTAATTAGGCATTAAGGTCTGTACATAAAATAGTACAGACCTTTGTTTTAAACTTGCGTTTCGGTGTTTTCTAAGTCTTCAGTTTCTGAAGTGTCGACATTAGTTTCTGAATTCTCAGTCGATGCGTCCGAGGCTGGAGGAATAGCTAAAAAGATAGCATTAGCACGTTTGATGAAAGCGTCTAACGAACGTTGAGTTAGTTTTACCGAACCTACATTTTCAACATTTTTGAATGTTGATTTAATGTTTGTTTTTGTGACGTTATTTTTCAAAAGGGTTACGATCTGAGAAACAAAGTTTTCTTCAACTTCTTTCTGAAGTTCTAAGGCGGAGGCCTTTTCTTCATCTGAAAGTTCTTCACCGGGCAAAACATAAGCAGCTATCAACTCATCTACATTTTCGGGTAGTTCTTGAAAATACTTACGACATCCGGGATTTGTTTTCAAATGATACAATGCCAAATCATCTGTGATATTAGCATTCGAGCAAAGAAGATCGTTATCCTGGTTGATGACATCGTGCAATAATGCACCTGCCAAAAGCAAAAAGAGACATTTAATTTTTTCCATTACAGTGTCAATATTTAAAGATTTCAATTGAATATAAGCATCGAAGTAACAGTTACTACACCCGCTTACTGATTTGTGAAAAATTGCTTTGCTTAAGAATTCGATTTCATTTCGCAAAGCAAGATTTGTTTTTAAAGAGGTAATCAGCTCACTGGGATTAGCAAACTGATTACTTTCTTCTTGTAGTTTTTTTAGCCTACTGATCATGCGACTAATGCAGCCAACATAGCCTCAGTAGTTGTCAAGTCAGTTATGAATACTGATTTTGGAAGAGAGGTTTCTTTCGATTTAGCTCCTGATCCAATTTTCAATTCATAAACTACTTTGTCTGCCATTGCAGTACTTGACTTCATTTCCATAAGTTCAAGACCGGCATCCCATCCGTAAGCTTCGTACTTCACTTCACCGGCTGCACCAATTTCTTTGTTGTCGACAACGGCAACTACGCGGGCCAATTTCATTTTGTTGACAAACTTCTTACCGGCTTCTGTTTTTGCAAACACGCGAAGCATGAGACTATGATCAAAATCTGAAATGTATGTGCCTTTTGCAAGTGAGCTATCTCCATCTACTGAGTTATCTACAGTTTCGAAATCATAAGCCTTTTTACCAGCTTTGAGAACGATAGCCGTAATTACTCCATCTACAATAGTAGATAAGTCCCTGTTGATATCTGAGTAGCTGATCAGACGAACTTTTCCGCCTGTTCCGGCTACAGATGCTTTGTCGCAATTCACTGCAACTAATCCTGATGTAATTTCTGAACAATCCATAATTTTCTCCTTTCTTTAATTCTTCTCCTTAAAGCGAGACTAAACAATCAAGTTAGCCCGCTTTAAGGATCAGATTTTTTTGTTAGATTGCTAATTGAAAAAATGCAGGATTCAGAATCTTAGCATCCGCTTTTCCCATTGCTTCAGTTTTCACCTTACGCTGGTCATCGTTGTACCAAACTTTCATATCTCCAAATGAGCTGATTGAATCAACACCAACGGCTAACAAGTCTTTCGAAATGAACAAAGCACGGTGAGGGTTATTCAATTTTGCACCTGTATCGTAAAACTC